ATACACAGTACAGAGAGATAACACCTTATGTGCCAGCAGAAAAAATGTCCTACGTGCGGTCAAAGTCAAAAACGGTCATTACCTCAAAACGCTAGGCTGCATAAACTATTTACTATGATGAGCGAGCAACTAAAAGGTAAAGATGGTTTGTATCACCCAACTATGTATTGGAAAGTTTTATCGAAAGATAAATGGCTTGGGTATGATGAAGTGCAACATCCTGACGGTCGTACAATATATGCTTTAAAATCTACAGCAAATCTTACCGTAGATGAGTTAAACTCTTTTATGAATGAAGTAGAGCGATATTGTGCTTTACGTAATCTTTATATACAGGATTAATATGAATCAAGAAACTCTAAAACAATTATTAACTTACAATCCTGAAACTGGTAGTTTCACTTGGAATTTATATAAAAGATGCGTAAAGAAAGGAAGTGTAGCTGGTTCAACAGCAGGAAATTATTTAAAAATAGGGATAAATTACAAATCATATCTTGCTCATAGGCTTGCATGGTTATATGTTTATGGATATATGCCTGATTGCATTGACCATATTAACGGTAATAAGTTAGACAATAGAATTGAAAATTTAAGAGAAGCTACTAACGAACAAAACTCTAAAAATTCAAAGAAGTCATCTAGAAATACATCAGGTGTTAAGGGTGTAAGCTTTGATAAGCAGCACAATAGATGGAGAGCTGAATTATTTTCAAATGGTAAAAGAGTGTTTTTTAAATACTTTAAAACATTAGAAGATGCTGCAATTTCAATTAAAGAAATAAGAAAACTACATCATGGAGAGTTTGCCCGTGATTTATAGAAACAAGAAACTACTAGAACTATGTCGTGAACTACCATGTCAAGTATGTGGTCGTGTAGATGGTACTGTATGCGCTGCACACTCTAACCAACAGCGTGATGGTAAAGGTACAGGAATCAAAGCTAGTGATGCTATGGTTGCTTCTATGTGTCACTCATGCCATACACAGTTAGATAACGGTAAAGACTTATCTAAAGAAGAACGTAGAGAGATATGGGAACTAGCCCACAGACTAACAATCAGATACATGATTGAGAATGATATGCTGGTGGTTAAATGATTAAACTTACATTGCCATTTGCAACATCCGCAAATCATAGTCATCATTATGGCTCTGGTCGCAAATTTTTAAGCAAAAAGACTAAAGATTTTCGTCAGCAAGTACAAGATATTGTTGTAGACGCAAAAGCTAAGATAGAAGGAACACCTAGACTAGCTATATTTTACGCAGTATATCCACCTGACAAAAGACGTAGAGATTTAGGTAATTATGAGAAGCAAACAACTGATGCACTCATGGCTGCTGGTGTATTTGAAGATGACAGTCAGATTGACTTTATTTGGATGGTACGCAAGGAAGTAGTAAAAGGTGGTATGATTAAAGCTGTAATAGTCGAGAATGATGATATAGATGCCATTATAGAGCATTACAGGGAGGTTTTTAATGGATAGTGGTAAGGTTCTTTACTACCTAGATATATGGCGTGATTACATGAAAGGTAATACTACCAAGCTAGGCTATCCAAGCAAAGCAGCAGGATTTTTGTCATCAGGAGTCACATCTTTCGATGATATGCACGATGAAATAGATATTAACTCTGCACGTACAGTAGACCAAGTTATAGACGACCTACCTAAACTACAAAAAGATGCTATTTACTTTGTGTACTTAGGACAGAAGGTTAAAATGACAGATACACAGTTAGAACTAAACTATGATTTAGCTTTAGATAACTTACAAGTAAAACTAACTGAAAAACATTTATATTAAGTTTCTCATATAATCAGCAATCTTACACAACTCCTCTACAGTAGAATCATTCTTAATACGATTAGCTCTCATGCTAATAATCTGTACGTTTCCATGCACATAGCCTTTTAAAGAGTCTATTCTGTCAAAAGTAGGCATATTTTCTTTTCTACCACTAGCAAAATAATCAAGTTCTATTCCTAGCATTGGGCAATGAGTATTCCATACAATATCACCAAAGTTAATATTAAACTCAACTCCTGCTCTAGTAGCGTTAGCTTTCTTTAATCTATATTTTTCACGTTGCTGGTCATAGATAGCAGTTCCATTTTTATTGCCCCATTTTTTACGATACTCAGCTTCTCTTGAACCTTTTAAAGATTTCTTCCCTATAAGAGTAGGATGTATATTTAATTTGTCACACACCTGTTTAATTCTTTGCTTAGAAACTCCATAATGATTTGCTATTTCTTGATATGTGCGATGTTTTTCACCCATAAATAAAATATTTTGCTTTTCTAACTCCCAGTTTATCTTTGATTTAAAAGGCATTTTATATCCTATTGTTGACAAATAAGTAAAATTGTAACACAAAAGGTATTGCAAGTCAAGAGATATTTTGATATTATATGAACCAAGTAGGAAAGTTGCGTCTAAAAATCGTATTTACCTATCTCCGTTCAGACTCACTTAGGTGGGTCTTTTTTTTCGTTTAAGGATACATATGCCATTAAAGCCAGGTAAAAGCCAAAAGGTTATCAGCAAGAACATTAAGACTGAGATGGCAGCAGGTAAGCCTCAAGCTCAAGCTGTGGCAATTGCCTTATCTAAAGCTGGCAAAGTCAAGAAAAAAGGAAAATAATCATGCCAATGGTCGGTAAAAAAACATTCCCTTACACAGAGAAGGGCAAGAAAGAAGCTGATATGTACGCTAAAAAGACAGGCATGAAGAAAAAACCTGCACCTAAGAAGAAATAACATGGCTAAGACAGGTCTATATGCAAACATCCATGCCAAACGCAAGCGTATTGAAGCTGGCTCTGGTGAGAAGATGAACAAGGTAGGCAGTAAAGCAGCTCCTTCAGCTAAAGACTTCAAGGATGCAGCAAAGACAGCCAAGAAAGCTAAAAAATGAAGAAGGACTCAAGATTAGAGAAAGCTGGAGTATCAGGTTATAACAAGCCTAAGGCTACACCTAGTCATCCAACTAAAAGCCATGTTGTTGTTGCTAAAGAAGGCGACACAATCAAAACCATTCGTTTTGGTCAACAAGGTGTTAAAGGCAGTCCAGATGGTAGCAAGCGTAATGAGTCATTTAAAGCTCGTCATGCAGATAACATTGCTAAAGGCAAGTTAAGTGCTGCTTACTGGGCTAACAAGGTTAAATGGTAAAACTTCATATATATGTAGGGTTTGATGGTAAGGTAGAACCAATTGCTTACCACACGTTTTGTCAGTCTGTCATAGAACACAGCAGTATTCCAGTATCGTTCACACCATTAGCGTTGAATACGTTGAAGGACTATGAAGAGAAGCATAAAGACGGCAGTAATGCTTTCATTTATTCTCGATTCCTAGTGCCTTACTTAAACGATTACAAGGGTATTGCTCTGTTCTGTGATGGCGACATGATATGCCAAGGCGATGTAGCAGAACTACTAGAGCTTGCAGACCCATCATTAGCAGTACAAGTTGTTAAGCACGACTACAAGACAAAGCACAAGACTAAATATCTCGGTGCTAAAAATGACGATTACCCTAGAAAGAACTGGTCATCTGTCATCTTATGGAATTGCCATCATTGGCAAAACAAGAAGCTCACACTTGAATTGGTGATGGAATCTACTGGCTCTTACCTTCATCGGTTTAGCTGGCTTGAAGATAGATTCGTTGGTGACTTACCTGTAGAGTGGAATTGGTTAGAAACTGAGTATGTATATAACAAAGATGCTAAGTTAATACACCATACACTAGGTACACCATGCTTTAAAGATTATCAATACTCCCCTTACTCACATGAATGGTGGAGTACTTATCACAGAATGATTTATCCTTTAACAGGGGATAATAAAATAAGTAATTTATAGGGGAATATTATGGGTGGTGGTAAAAGCAAAAGAGTAAGAGTGCCGGTATATCCTGCCATTACTGGACCAATGGTTTCACAAATGGTTGCACGTGCTAATCAAGCATCACAGAACGTAGGAGTACCTACGCTTGCTGAACTATTCCCATATATGAACCAAAACCCATTCTTGGGTATGCAACAAGGTACAATCCCTACAAACAATATGATGGGTGCAGGTCGCTTTTTAGGTCAAGGCATGACAGATATGTCACAAGCACCTATGAATATGCCATCTATGCCTCAAGGTATGATGTACGGATATAACCCACAACAATCAGCATTGCTTAACGCTTTAATGAATCCAGGTGTATCAATGAACTCAGGTACACCACAATTTAGCTTTAACGCACCAACAACTAACACATAATAGGGCAATGACCAACCTAAGGGAGTCATAATGAAATGTATAATGAAGAACAATTAGCTGCAGCAAGAGAGAAGGCAGCAGAAGTAAACAAAGGCAACACTTATTCTAGTAAAAGCAATAGGTTACTATCAGAAACTCTGAATCGTGTGTTAATTCAACAAGATGGACACAGAGCACGTATGATTGCAGAGGCATTAGTAACTAAAGCAGAGGAAGGTGACATATCTGCTATTAAAGAAGTCTTTGACCGTACAGAAGGCAAAGCTATTGCACGTACTGAAATATCAGGTGTTGACGGTTCTCCATTACCATTAGGGCTTCCAATTGAATTCGTTAAACCAACAACCGACAATAAAGTTTCCGGATAAGCTAGAGTTCTTATTTGAACCACATCGTTACAAGGTAGCGTATGGTGGTCGAGGCTCTGGTAAGTCATGGGGCTTTGCTAGAGCATTAATTACATTAGGGGCTAATAAGCCTTTACGTATTCTATGCGCTCGTGAAGTTCAAAAGTCTATCAAGCAATCAGTACATCAACTACTGTCTGACCAAATACAAGCATTAGGCTTGGGTTCATTCTATGAGATATTAGAAGCTGAGATACGTGGACAGAACGGAACACAGATTAGCTTTGCTGGTCTAGCGACTAACACAGTAGAGTCTATTAAGTCTTTTGAGGGTGTATCAATCGTTTGGGTAGAGGAAGGACAGAGTGTATCTAAACGCTCATGGGATATTCTTATTCCTACCATCCGTAAAGAAGGCTCAGAGATATGGGTTAGCTTTAACCCTGATGTAGATACTGACGATACCTATCAGCGTTTTGTAGTGAACCCACCGCAGAACGCTCATGTAGTTAAAGTAAACTATAACGATAACCCTTGGTTTCCTAACGTACTAGAAGAAGAACGCTTACACAGTTTAGCTCACAATCCTGACTATAAGAATATTTGGGAAGGTGAATGTAAAGCTGCTGTTGACGGTGCTATCTATGCTAACGAGATTAGAGAGGCTCAAGAGAATGGTCGTATTACTACAGTACCTTACGACCCTATGCTTAAAGTTCATGTTGTTATGGACTTGGGCTTTAACGATAGTATGTCTATTATTCTATGCCAACGTGGCGTTGCTGATGTACGTGTCATTGGGTATATTGAGGACAATCATCGCACGCTTGATAGCTATTCTAGCGAGATTAGAGCGTTAAATTATAATTGGGGACAAATGTTCCTGCCTCACGATGGAAAGACAAAAGACTTTAAGTATGGTCTTTCTGCCGAGGATATAATGAGAAAACAAGGCTGGGATGTACGTATTATTCCTATAGCAAGCATAGAGTCTGGAATTAAATTAGCTAGGATGCACTTCCATAAATGCTACTTTGATAAGAGTGTTAATAGACTATTAGATTGCTTGAAGCATTATAGACGTACAATTAATACAGCTACTAACGAACCAGGCGCACCTTTACATGACGAGTATAGTCACGGTGCAGATGCGTTTAGATATATGGCAACATCGCTAGAGCAAATGAAAAACGAAACTTGGGGCGGTGAATCTATCAAGTACAACTCACGTGGAATTGTTTAATGAACAAACAATGTAGTCATTGCAAACAAACATTTGACGTATCTATGTTTCCTATTGTTAAGAAAAACAAAGGTGGTTTAGATTGCAGATGTAAAACTTGTGCTGCTGCATATAAACAAAAGTGGGCTGAAAACAATAGAGATAGAACGAAGGCAGCCAAAGATAAATGGAAGGCTAACCATAGAGATAAGCACTTAGAGCAAAGCAAACTAAATAAGATTGCAAGAGCAAAGCGTGTACCTGTGTGGATGGACTCTGAAGAACGCTGGCTAATTAACGAAGCTTACAAGTTAGCAAGAGAACGAACAAATCTATTTGGCTTTGTATGGCACGTTGACCATATTGTTCCACTGAGAGGCAAAGACGTATGTGGCTTACATACCATTGCTAATCTACAAGTTATACCTGCCAAAGAAAATTTAAAAAAGTTAAACAAATTTAAGGAATAGTCTAATGAAGTTAAGCGACTCAGAAATTATCTATCGCATAGAGCAGGAAGAACAGATTGCTTATGGCATCAATGACTCTGCTTTATCTGATGACCGAGCTAACGCCATTGACTATTACTTAGGTGAGTCTTTAGGTAATGAGGTTGAGGGTCGTTCACAAGTCATCTCTATGGATGTACAAGATACGATTGAGGCTGCTTTACCACAGCTTATTAAAGTATTCGTATCAGGTGACAAAGTAGTACAGTTCAATCCTAAAAACAAAGAGGATATGGATGCTGCTGACCAAGAGACTGATTACATCAATCATGTGGTCATGGAAAAGAACGAAGGCTACACAACATTCTATGTATGGTTCAAGGATGCTTTGTTATCTAAGAACGGTTACGTAAAAGCGTACTACAAGAAAGAGTCTGACGTTATCGAGGAATCATACGAAGGCTTGACAGATGCTCAAGTACAGATGATGGCTAGTGATGACAAGATTGAAGTGTTAGAGCATACAGCTTACAACGACCCTTCTGTTGACGTAATGATGTTACAAGAGCAAGCGATGATGATGGGTCAAGACCCAATGTCTATTATGCCTCCTATGTTGCATGACGTTAAGATTAAGATTACAGAAACTAGAGATAGAATCTGTATTGAGAACGTAGCACCTGAGAACATGATGATTTCAGTTGATACATCTAGCCCATCTTTAGCTGATGCACGCTTTGTACAACATCGTGAGATTATGACTCGTTCTGCTGCTGCCGAACAGTTTGGTCTAAGCATGAAGAAGATTGATAGTATTTTCGCTGAAACAAACGAAGCCTATCAGTTAGAAGCTATTGCTCGTGACATCTACAATGAAGAATATGACCGTGTAGTAGAAGGTGCAAACATCTTAGTACGTGATACTTATATCCGTATTGATGGTGAGTTAATGCGTTATGTAGTGATTGGTAATAACATTGTCTACAAAGAAAAGACAGACGTTATTCCTTTTGCTTGCATTACACCAATGATTATGCCACACAGACACATTGGTCGTTCTTATGCTGACTTGACTATGGACATTCAGTTGATTAAGTCAACTCTGTTACGTGGTCAGCTAGACAATATGTACCTAGCTAACAATGGTCGCTATGCTATCTCTAGTCGTGTAAACCTAGATGATATGTTGACATCACGTCCAGGTGGTATCGTTCGTGTTGAAGG